TTTAAAAAATTCTTCATAATCAACTTCTGAGTCATCTCTTTTCTTTTGTCTGTTCCCTTTATAGTCATCATAAACATCTTTTCTCCAGTTATGTCTTGAATCACAGCAAAATAATATTCTTTCTGGATTGAATTTTGTTATTAATGAGAAAAAACTATTTAAAACTAAGTGTTTCCAATACAAATACATGTCGTCTATGGTAAAATCAGCACTTATGTTTCCAAATATAAAATCCTGATGTTTGACTTTATATTCATTCCATGATACATATAACAATCGATAGAAAAGATTGTGGCCATCAATAAAAAGAATCTTTTCTTTTTCTTTAACTTCATCAAAAAATGCACTTAAATTTGCCATGTTTAACCTTTTTGAATAAAATCCTGATCAAGTATGTTTGTCGGGTGCTTTTTTGTTACACGATTAAATATTCTTATAATTCTTTCATCTAAATCTTTTAATGAAATCAATGCTTTTCTAAGCTGTAATTCTGTCCTTAATAACTCAACAATCCAAAATGCATCTATTATATCTGATTTAGGCGTGTCTTCACTTTTAAGGTGACCAATTGAAAAATTCTTACTTTCAACTCTCTTATAAAATTCCTCTTCCATATGTATTTTTTGTGCGTGTCCATCTTTAACAAACATTTTTACTGAAAGAGGATCATAGAGTCTCAATTTAGCTGTTCTATAAAAATTTAACTTAAGATTTCCACAAAATTCACCAATCTGAAATACCATTCCTATGGCCCCAAAAGCATAATCCTCGCAGGCTATATATTCACAATCCTTAGTAAAATCTAATATTTTTTCACTCATCCATTCTAATTGCTCAAACCACTTGAAATCTTTTTTACGAAAATACAGTATATCATCAGCTATGTCTTTTTTCTTCTGAGTGAAGGCCAAAAACTTAGTTGATTGTATATTTAAACCGTCGTCAAGTTCAAATTTAACACAACCAGTTGAATTGATTGAAGGATCTATTCCCGCTATTATCATATTATTCTCTCCATTTTTGTTTTTTATGTTTTTCTTTCAATTTAGTTGCGTGTTTACCATAACAATTTTCTACGGGGATATTATAATAATCCTCTTGATATTGGACATCTTCATCATATAATTCACACAATCTTCTATATTCTTGTATATCATCATGTATAGCAGACATCAAATCACTCATATCATTTCCTCCTCATAAAAAATAAACACTATCATAGAAGTCATTGGTAAAGTATTTTTTTAAATTACTATATGACAATTTTTTATTGATATTCTTATACATTATCAGTTCATTTATATCCCATTTATCTTTAGGTGGTAAATTGATATCTTTTATTAATTTTACCCAGTTGAAAATCTTTCTTTTTTCTTTTAATAATTTAAGATATCTTCTTTTTGTTTCTTTGCTTTGATCATAATCTAACAGATAATAACAATTCAAAGCATTCAATTTTTTATCAATTTTCCAATCCCAAACCGTACTTAAAACTGCAATACTATTTTCTACAAATAATGAATCTATAACACCCTCTAAAACAATAATTTCTTTGTCTTTGTCAATAAAATCCCAATTATATATAACATCTTCTTTAGAAAATAAACTATTCAGATATTTTGGTTCTTTACCTATAAGTGATCTGGCTTGCCAAAAATAAATATGTTCTTCTTTATCATAAAAAGGAATTATTAGTCTGTTTCTATAGAATCCTTCTTCGCAGACAAACCATTTCTTATATATATTTTTTGGTATTTTTCTATCTATACAAAATTGAACCGCTTTATCTGATATTGCCCTCTGATTTAAAATTGGTATAAAATTTCTAAAATTCTTCTGAATTACTGTTTCTTTTTTCTCAATAGGCTTTTCAACTGTTGGTTCAATTATTTTTGTAGAATTCTGTGAATATACTTCCCTTAAATAATCTCTAAAAACAACAGGATAATACTTTTTCATCCAAGCATAGGCAGAAAAAGATGAACTACAGTTAAAACATTTAAAATTCCACTTCTTTTTCCAAAGTGTAATCCACCCTCTTTTTTTGGTTGATGATTTTTTTGAATCACCACAAACATTACATCTAAAATTGAATTTGCTGTTTCTGAAAGAATAACCCTTAAAATTAAGATTCATCACTATCTTAAGGTATTTTTCAAAAACAGCATTTTCAAGAATTTCGTTCATTTACAAATTAGCAAAGAAATCTTCATCTGAAGCAACCAAACTTTCATTTAGAAGATCTTCAGAGTCCTTTTTTGGCTCCTCTTTAGATTCTTCTTTCTTTTCTGTTTTTGCTTTCTTTTCTTCCGATTTCTCTTTTGATACTTTGGCCTTTTCCTTCAGCTTTTTAAGATTATCCTTATCATCTTCTGAAAGTTCTTTTTCTTTCTTTGGAGGATCGACTTCAGGTTTATTATCAGAATCTGTATCAGATGCACCTGTTTCATCTGATTTCTCTCCCTTTTTACCTGTCAATACTCTATTTAGACGAATCATAAGATCGTCATAAGATTTAAATTCTGATTCATCAATAAAAGGAGCTAACGGATAAAGACTTTCTTCGATCTTTTCAATGAAATCATCATCTCCGATAGGTGTAGATTTCTTAAACTTACTTTGTTCATACCAATAATATTTTTGATTTTGAGTAATCTTGAATAAGAAATTTGCTCCTTCATCTGGATCAAAAACCATAACAGGCTTGACGGATTCTTTTGGTTCATCGTCTAAACTATCAGGATCTTGTTCCTGTGCAGGAGGATCAATAGCTTCTTTAATCATTGTAAAAATCTGTCTTTTAAACTTGAAAAGGAAAACTTTACCATTACACTCTTCATTCTGAGGATCATTAACAACTAATATGTTTCCAATATACTCTTCATTGTTACGTCTCTTAAGAGCCTCTGTCGGATCAGCAGGATAAAGATCCCAATAAGATTCACAAGCCGGACAAACATCTTCCTTGCCTGCTTTAATAGTATAAGGACATTTTTGATTATACCATCCACCAGGACCTTCAAAGTTATGAGTTTTGATTTTAACATAAGGAAGATCTGTATCCTTAGATGGCAAAAATCTAATAACAGCCTCATACTTTCCTTTTTCAGAAAGATGTTTTTGAACATCCTTGGGAATATAAAACCTGCTGTCCTTTTCCTTAGGAGAACTGCTGCTGCCTTCTTGTTCCTTCATTTTGTCTTTAATCTTATTCCAGTCCATCTTCATTCTAGCCATAATTTGGCTCCTTTCTTAAGTAAATTTCTATCAGTTTCATTATTTTTCTAAATTTCTTATGTGTGTCATTTTCTTTAAAATCATGGACACTCATATCAAAAAATGTTCTGCACTTATACCAAAACGCAGGAGATAATTTCCTTTCTAAAATTAAATCTACGATTTTAGTGCTTCCATTTTCATTCAACTTAAAGAAATATAATTTATTTATATCACCATAAGACTTAAAAATTTGTTTAAATGTTTCTTTATCTAATTCAATTTGTTGTGTAGTAAAAAGCTTTTTAATGTGTATAATATCTCTGTAATTTGCTTTCTCAAATGATACTTTATCTGCAAACATATAACTGTATAAGTAATAAAGTATTAAATCATTGAAATCATAAAAGACATTTTCCATCTCATTGTAAATCCTATCACATGTTATAGCATAGAATTTTATCTTTTGATATGTACTATTAAACCACCTGGACGACACAAGAATCTCAATATTATCAAGTTGCTTATTGTTTTCAAAAACCGACTTGATATTTTGATAGATTGAAAATATCTTGTGTTTTTTAGTTCTAGCATTCATTTAAAGAACTTTTCAATTTTTGTTTTATACTTTTTTAAGTTATATTTTGAAATTAATTCTTTTTTAAGTATTGATATTGTGTTTTCGTCTAAATTTGAAATGATTGTTGGAAGTGTAGCAAATTCTGATTCAATGTAAACAATAATATCAATCATAGAAACGTTAAAATCCTGGTGTATTCTCCTTAAAACAATATTGAATGTCTTGGCATTTTCTTTTAAAACTTTTCTTTCAGTAAGAAAAAATGCATTTAAGTTAAAATCTAAAAAATCAAAATATTCTATTAGATTTTTCTTGTCAATTGCCTCTAAAAAGAACTGTGTTGTATTATTCAAAAAGCACCGGCTTTCTATCGTGTTTTTTATGATGTGTTTGTATTCTTGCTGATTCTTCAATTGTTTTACTTATTACCGGTGGTGTATTATTTAACATAATATTTTTTTCAATGTCCAGATCATAAATTCTTTGCTTAAATTTATCAACCCCTATATTAAATACACCTGCATCGTCACCAAAACGATTTTTTAGAATTTTTCCTAAATATCTTCCTTGTTCCTTTAATTCGGGTGTCTGTACAATGCCGATTACAAGGTCGCCTTCTACTGCAATGCCTATCGAGTCTGCTATATCATCCAACTCAAGGTTAGAGGTATTCATGCCATCTCTGTTAGTCTGCACGGCTGATACTATGGGTATATTGAAAAACATCGATAGTGCACGGGTCTCCTGACAGATTCTCTTTAGAGACGTATAAGTATTGTCATTTTTACTGGTTCGATTTGAAATCATTATGCCCAGATAATCTAAGTAAATAATATCTGGTTTAAATTTCTTTTTATTATATAACTCTTTAACAAATGATTTAATGTAATTGCAATTTATTGTGCCCGTGGGAAATTCTTCAACTATCAATTTGGATTTAATGGCATTTCTGTATTTCTTGAATTTCTCATGGAAGACATCTCTTGTCACCATGGACAATTCATTGATATTTATATTAAACATATTTGAGGTAATTCTTTTTTGGATTACCTCCTTGGCTATTTCAAATGTTATATATAAGACATTTTTATTATTTAAAAGATTATTCTGAGCTAAAGAACTCATAATAAGTGTCTTACCACGACCAGTAGATGCTAAAAAGATACTTATTGATTTTTCATGAAATCCGCCACCTATCAAATTATCAATAGCACGAACTCCTGTGGGAACAACCACGTCCTTGCTATGTAAGTATTGATAGAGACGTTCTTCTCCTTCTTCTGACAAAAAGTCAACACCAACATCGGATTTAAAACTAAATGATAGAGCGTCTTGGAGCTGGCTTGGAAGATCGCCTAATTCATTGGTGTTCGATTCCTTTAACTTTTCAATACTATCTACACATAAATTATAAATTAATTTTTCTTTATAAAATGTTTCAATGTTATCCAAGATAAAATTCTCAGGAAGGTCTGATAAATCTATCTGTAAAATACTATCATAAAAATCATTCAGTTCAGTTCCATGCTTAGAAATTAACTGAAAACTCAATTGTTGTTTAGAAAGTGTTTCATAATCTTCCTGAAGTTTTATTATCTCTGAAATAATTATTTTATTTTCATTCAGAGAAAATACTTCAGTGGTTAAAAAGGGAATAATTTTATCTCTAAGATCTTCCCTTTCAACCAGAAATTTAATGATTACTTTTTCAAAAAATAGAGGATCTACAAGCATTTATTCTGAAGCACCCATATCTAATGTTTCATCAATCCGATAATTGCTTTCTGAGAAAGAATATTTTCTTTCCAGATATTCTCTAAAATTAGTTTCCTTGAAAATAGGTAACCAAAAATCTGTACAATAAACAGCTTCTTCTTTCCAGTCTTTATCTGCTTCTACACATTTTCTAATATATGCACCCTTCTTTGGCTTTTCAACGACACCAGCTTCAAGTGCATCAGGTAACAAA